GTAGATGCACTAGCACGTTGGTCCAAATAATTGTAAATTAACTACTTTAAAAAGGAGACATAAATGTCTATACAACAACTCCAAGAGAAGTGGGCACCCGTATTGAATCACGAATCAGTTCCTGAAATCAAAGATTCATATAAAAAAGGCGTAGTTGCACAACTCTTAGAAAACCAAGAAAACGCAATCAGAGAAGAAGGTCAAGTTCTTAACGAGACTCTTCAGACTACAGGTTATACCACAGGCGATACCGCTACAGGTCCTGTTGCAGGTTTCGACCCAGTTTTGATCAGTCTAATCAGACGTTCAATGCCACAACTCATTGCATATGACGTTGCAGGTGTTCAACCAATGACAGGTCCTACAGGTCTTATCTTCGCAATGAGATCATTCTACGGATCAGAGCGTAGACCTGCAAACAGTGACTTCAGAGAAGCACTATTCAACGAACCTAACGCAGGTTTCTCAGGTGGAGCTGGTACAGGATTATCAAACTACGATCCTACTGCTTCTTCATCTGCAGTTAACGATGCTGAAGGTGCAAACCCAGGACTTCTTAATGATTCCCCTGCAGGAACATACGAAGTAACTGGTGATGCTACAGGTATGGCAACAGCAACTGCTGAAGCATTAGATGATTCATCTGCTTCAACAGCCTTCAGAGAAATGGGTTTCTCCATTGAGAAGGTAACAGTTACTGCGAAATCAAGAGCATTAAAGGCAGAGTACAGCATAGAGATGGCTCAAGACCTTAAGGCGATTCATGGATTGGACGCTGAATCTGAATTAGCAAATATCCTTTCAACAGAGATACTTGCTGAGATTAACAGAGAAGTTGTTCGTACAATCTATACAAACGCTGTTAAAGGTGCTATCGCTAACACTGCTACAGACGGAATCTTCGACTTAGACGTTGACTCAAATGGTAGATGGTCAGTTGAGAAATTCAAGGGACTTCTATTCCAGATTGAGAGAGATTCAAACGCAATCGGTCAAGAGACAAGACGCGGGAAGGGCAACATTTTGATCTGCTCTGCAGACGTTGCATCTGCTCTCGGAATGGCTGGAGTACTTGACTATGCACCTGGTCTTCAAGGCAACAGTGCATTAACAGGAGTAGACGATACTTCCTCTACACTTGTTGGTACTCTTAACGGACGTATCAAGGTTTATGTTGACCCATATTCTTCAAACGTAGCTGATAAGCACTTCTACGTTGCAGGATACAAAGGTACATCACCTTATGACGCAGGATTATTCTACTGCCCATACGTACCATTACAGCAAGTCAGAGCAATCAACCCTAACACCTTCCAACCAAAAATCGGGTTTAAGACACGTTATGGTATGGTTTCAAACCCATTCTCAGGTGGTCTTACACAAGGTTCTGGTGCACTTACAGCTAACGCTAACAAGTACTACAGAAGAGTACAGGTTGCTAACCTCATGTAATTCTCTTAAGAAAGAATTAATATTAAAGCACCCAAAAGGGTGCTTTTTTATACTAAATAATATTACACGTGTGAAAAGGGGAAGGAGTGTCTGCAAAGGCACTCTTTTTTTTGTCACTAAATAATGATGTAGAGTATGTTTAACTATGATTAATGATGTAAGGTTTGAGGACTTCATTGGTATTTTTGATACTAATTACAATACTCAACCACTTATTGACTATTGGGAATATCAACATAAGTGTGGTGCTACGTTTAATCGTAAAGGTATCTTTAATCAAGAACGCAAACCACATCAACGCAAAGATCAATGCCTCGCCACTGAGGATTTTATACTAGATCATAACTGTGGTTATGAATATATGAAACAGTATAATGAAATTACTGGTGAGTGTATGGAGTTATATGTTGATGAGTATGAAAGTTTGATGCAATATAGATACCAACAAGTGTATCTAAACGTTCAGAAAACTGAACCAGGTCAAGGTTATCATGCATGGCATTCTGAAAATGGTTCTCTAGGAACTAATCGTAGAATATGTGCAACTATGATGTACCTTAATGATGATTTTGAGGGTGGGGAGACTGAGTTTCTTTACCAACACAAACGTTTCAAACCCAAGAGAGGACAAGTATTAATCTGGCCAGCAGGGTTTACACATACTCATAGAGGATTACCTCCTTTAGATGGTGCGAAATACATTTCTACATCATGGACAGAAAACATAAACGCATAAAATGGCAAATTGGTATCAAGATCAACTGACTAATAAAAACTTTCTATCTCCTATAGGATTTTTATTCTTATTGGATAGAGCAAAGAAGACAACATTCTTATGTCAGAAAGCAAATATACCTTCATTTACAACAGGTAATATTGAAATACCGACACGTGGTTTTGTCACCATACCTGTTGAGAGCACAGCATCATATGAAGATCTAAGTATAGAGTTCATAGTAGATGAGGACTTAAGAAACTATATGGAAATTCATAACTGGATGAGAGCATTATCTACACCAGGTGAATACGAGGATAGATATAATTGGAATCAAGAAAATGAAGTCAGAGGAACTGGGAATGATCCACGATTCTCTGATGCTACATTGCAAGTATTGAACAATAATAACCTTGCAAACTTTGATGTTGTTTTTAAATCAGTCTTTCCTATCAACTTATCATCACTACCATTCGATGTCACAGGATCAGACAATAATTATTTTACAGCAACAGCAACTTTTAGATATACCTTGTATGAGGTAAGGAACGTAAATTCACCAACACGTAGGTAAACATGTACAATCTTAACATCAAACAATCTTTCATCTCATTTGTAGAGTGGGATAAGAAACTCATCAAAAAATTTCAAGATAAATATAAGTTGTCAGACTACCAAATCAATTGTCTTGCTTTCGCTAAGGGGTTTATAATAGGTGCTATTCTCCTTTGAAAAAACCTTCGGTGAAGGTGTAGATCCTTGGTATGACAAGGCAGAACGATGGGTTAAGAAGAAATTCAAGAACCCTTACGTCAGGCATCTAGCACTTGGTTTGCTAGAGTGGTTGAAAAAAAAGTGGATCTATGCTAAAATAGAAAACACAATGCGATCAGTTGACGCACAGGCTGAACAATTAGTAAAAGAGTGGGATCAAAATGACAGATCAAACCATAGACACATCGTGGAGACAGGAGTATTTGGAGATGAAGGCTGGTCTCTCGAAATTTCAAATCCAGTTGTTGAGAGAAGGTCCGAAGCAACTAGCACAGGCATGGTTACTGGGAGCAATGCACAGCGACTACGAAAAGATGAAAGGGATCAAACCCAAATACGACAAGAAAGCAGTGAACTGCCAAAGCAGTCTCCAAGAATTCTTCAAGGAAACGAAGGATCAAGGAGTATAATACCCGACCCTTGGTTAGATTATGAATCTGGAACAGATACAGGAGATGTGGAAAAAGGATTCAGTAATTGATAACGATCTTTACTGCGAAGAATCCACAAAGATACCACAACTCCATATGAGATATATGGAATTATATACGACGTTCGGTCTAATGAAGAAAGAACGTGAGATTGAGATGAAAAGACTTATAAGAGAGAAATGGTTATACTATAAAGGTAAAGCACCCTCATCTGTATATAAAGAATTACCTTTTGATCTTAAACTAACTACAAAAGAAGAAGTTAATATGTTTATAGAAGGTGATGATGACGTAAGAAAGTTGCAATATAAAATAGAGTATGTAGATCAATGCATCAATTATCTAGATGGTGTATTGAGACAGATCAACAATAGAAATTTTCAAATTAAAAATGCTATTGATTGGACTAAATTTCAAAACGGATTATGAAGCACGTACTATTTGATTTAAAGCAATGTCTAATAACTTCTTCATTAGATGATGAAGAGTATGTCAAAGAAACTTTGATAGAGGCAGCAAAGATTGGCAACTTAGAAGTACTAAAAGTTGACACTCACAAGTTTGAACCACATGGTGTGACTGGTTATGCACTACTTGCAGAGAGTCATATAAGCGTACACACCTGGCCAGAAGATGATGTTGCTAGGTGTGATTTGTTTTCATGTAATCCAAACACAGATTACAAAGCAGTAATAAGATATATGCAAGATCGCTTTCACTCTATGGAAGTTAAAAGATGGGGATGTGATAGATCTAACTGGTTATGAAATACGGTGCTGCCTATAGAGTCATTGAATTAAATGACAGTGCGATGACTAAGATTCAACGCACACTTGAGAGTCAAGATTTGGAGTTCAGTGACAGTATAGTTTATAATAGTGATGAAGCAAAGTCACATGAAAATAGAATATCACGACAGGCATGGATAAGAGATCCACAATTTTGTCAGATGTTTATTGACATAGCAAAGGTAATGAATGAACAGAACTGGTGGTACTTAGATATACAAGGATCTGAACCCATACAATTTGGGATATATCCTGAGGGTGGTAAGTATGATTGGCATGTAGATCAACATCCTAAACCTATACAAGGTATGAATTTTTTTACAGGTGGTGATCCTAAACCAGAGATGGGTATGGTAAGAAAGATAAGTATGACTCTTTTTATGAATGATCCTAGTGAGTACGAAGGAGGCGAGTTTGATTTGGAGATATATAAACCAGAGACTGATTGTAGATACGAAACATTTAAGTTGAAGAGAGGTTCAGCAATCTTTTTTCAATCTGATGTTTGGCACAGAGTTAGACCTGTAAAATCTGGAGTCAGAAAATCAATAGTAGCATGGTTTTATGGACCTCCTTATAAGTAAGAAGAATGAAGTCTATTTGAAAATTGAGGCACAACCTCATATAAATTATGAGTTGTCAGATTTTTTTACTTTTGAAGTAGAGTCTGCAAAGTATATGCAGAAGACAAGAAGATATAAAGGATGGGATGGAAAGATAAGATTATATTCACCTGCTAATGGTGAGATCTACTGTGGTCTAATAGACTACCTCACTGATTGGGCAGACAAAAAAGGGTATGACTACGTTTTAGATGAAGATGAATTCTATGGTCACCCTCAAGAAACAAATGATTTAATTACTCCTGAGGGAGTTGCTTCATTTGTACAGAGTCTACACTTGAATCATAGGGTAAGGGATTATCAATATCAAGCAATATACGAATGCCTGAAATACAACAGACGACTCCTATTATCGCCAACTGCAAGCGGGAAATCCTTGATGATCTATTCATTAGTAAGATACCATGTTAATGCGGACAGAAATGTATTAATAGTTGTACCCACAACATCTCTTGTGGAACAAATGTATAAAGATTTTAAAGAATATGGTTGGAATGTAGGTCATCATTGCCATAAACTTTATGCAGGAGCAGAAAAATATACGGAACATGATGTAGTGATTTCCACATGGCAATCAATATACAAAGAACCTAA